CTTTGTAGATTGAAAGAAGAGTCCAGCGACGGCACGGAGTAATTAACCGACGCCGACCCCAGCGTAATACACAAACGGCAATGTGGCTGCCACAGTCACACTGCCGTTTTTTATTGCGCTCGCTCGACTCATTGAAGCGGGATGGAGCAGTTCAGTAGCTCGCCTGGCTCATAACCAGGAGGTCGTCGGAGCAAAGCCGACTCCCGCCACTGAAAGGCACGCATATGAGTTGTCCAGAGTTTGACATCAACTCCACGATTGAACAGACAGCGGCAAATCCCGCCAGTGTCTCTGTTGATGGCATGACTGTCCAGTCGCAGGACATTTCCAAACTGATTGAAGCTGGCACGTATTTGGCCGCGAAAAAAGCTGCATCGAAAAACCATTGCGGCCTGACATTTCGCACCCTAACCCCCGGCGGATGCGGATGACACTGTACACCGAAGTCGTGGCCGGATGTTTTGAAAGCACGCCAGCAAGGCATGTGTCGAAGCCCGGTGCGTCTCCGTGCGTTCGTGCTCAATATGACGCCGCCCGCGATACCAATGAGACCAAGAACCTCTGGGCCGGGTGTGATGTACTCGATGCTGACGCCTCCAATTCGCTATTTGTCCGCGATAGGCTGCGAAAACGATCCCGCAACGAGCGAGCGAACAACGGCCATTGTTCTGGAATTATCCGCACGCAGGCAAATTACGTCGTCGGCGTCGGTGCAAAACTGCGGGTGCAAACCGGCTCGACGCCGTTCAATCAGATGGTCGAATCGGCGTTTGTAGCGTGGTCAATGACAGTGGGACTTCCCAAAAAAATACGGACGATGTGTCGGGCCAAAACTGGCGATGGCGAAGCGTTCGGAATGCTCATCGACAATCCACTTGTGCAGTCGCAGGTGAAGCTCGACCTTCGTCTGATCGAATGCGACCAGGTGGCTTCTCCGCTGCTATTTACCAACGAAGAGGGCTATGTGGACGGCATTCGTTTCGACGAATACGGCAACGTGAAATCATATGACGTTCTCAAGCGGCATCCGGGTGCAAATTGGTATCAGGCTGCACCGCAGGAATACAACACCGTCAACGCGCGGTTCATGTGCCATTGGTTTGGTGGCGATGAGCGGCCGGGACAGCATCGTGGTATTCCAGAATTAACGCCGTCGCTGAATCTTTTCGGCACCGGTCGGAGATACCGCGAGGCCGTGGTGGCGGCGGCTGAAACGGCCGCCGACTTCAGTGTGATTGTGCAGATGGGATTGCCTCAAGAAGGGCCGGACGAATACGCCGCATTCTCGACACTGCCAATTGATAAACGCACGATGACTGTTTCTCCTGCGGGGGCGACGGTGCAGCAGTTGAAGGCGGAGCAGCCGACGACGACGCACGAATCGTTTGTGCGATCAATGGTCTGCGAAGAGGCTCGGCCGTTGAACATGCCGTATAACATCGCGGCGTGTGATTCCAGCGGTTACAGCTATTCCGGCGGCCAGCTCGACCACCAAACCTATTTCGTTTCGGTAGACGTGGAGCGGCAAGAGTGCGAACTGCTCGTGCTCGACAAGATTTTTTCGTTGTGGTTTGAAGAGGCCACGAAAGCCTACGGGTGGGTTGGAGATGGCAGTGCGCCAAAGCACGCATGGGACTGGCCCGGTCGGCCGCAAAACGATCCCGAAAAGACGGCCAACTCGCGCAAGACTCGCTTGTCTTGTGGTGACATCTCGCCCAGTGAATGTGCCGCCGAAGACGGCGTTGATTTTGACGACCGCGTGACGGCACTAGCCAGAGACTACGGCGTAACTGAGCAGCAGATTAGGGAAAAAATGTTTGATTCCAACTTCCAGAAATCTGGAGGTGCTCCCTCGCAGTCGCCTACATCTACGCCAGCGACAACAGTGGACACACCGGCGGCACCAGCAAATGGCAAAGCGAACGGTCATTTTGTAAATCGCATTACGGAGCGTTTATCGTGAGAAAACGAAAAGCCAGGCACGAACACAGAAAGATGATTTTCGCAGCGAGTAATGTTGCGATGATTCAGCTCGAAGTCAATTCCGTGGACTGGATAAAGGCCGCGAGTGATGCGGATGGTGGCGGGGAAAAACCAAAGCGGTTCTCGATGGTCGCCTATACCGGTGGCGCGATGCAGGTCGGTTATTGTGCCTCTCCTGTGGTAATCGACCTCTCTGGTCTTACTGCTACTGCTCCAACTCCGATTCTCCTGAATCACGAGCCCGACCGAATCGTTGGTCACGCCGACGAAGTTGACAACACCGGCTCAGTTCTGAAATTGTCGGGCGTTGTGTCCGGAGCGAGTTCAGAAGCATCGCAAGTTGTTGCGTCGGCTGCTCTCGGCTTTCCGTGGAAGGCATCTGTGGGTGCTCGCCCTGACAAGCTGGAGTTCGTTGGTGCAGGCGTTTCAGCTACAGCCAATGGGAAAACGTTCAAAGGCCCGGTGTACATCGCACGTAAAGCGACGCTGGGCGAGGTGTCATTTGTGGCGATGGCTGCCGACGGCAAGACATCTGCCAAAGTCGCGGCCACGGCCGTATTTTCTAGAAAGGAATCCGAAATGGATGAGAAACTCAAGAACTGGATCGAGGCTCTTGGCCTGGTTGTATCGGAGTTGCGAGACGATCAAGTCGAAAAGGTGACCGCCAGCTACAAGGCCCAAGTCAAAGCGGCCGAGCAGAAAAACGCAATTGAAGGCAAGGCCGAGTTAGCTCCGGTTGTTGTTGAGCCGCCGAAATTTAACATGGCCGATTTCGACAAGGTTTACGCCAAGCATTCCGCCGTGGTCGAGGCCAAGGCCGCTCTGTACGCGAACCGCATCGACGCGCCCAAGCTGGCCGAGATTCGAGCCAACGCCGAAATCAAGGCCACCGAGCTGAAGGTTCAGGGACTCACCGACGAATGGGCCGCACCTCGGCTTGAGGTGGAACTTGCTAAGGCCCAAGCGGCCTACGAGCAAGACCTGATTCGTGGCGAACGCCCGAAGGCCATGGCCATTCATGTCAGTGGGCATGATACGAATCCCGACATCATTCAGGCCGCATTGTCGATTCCGTACTTGCAGGCTCCCGAAAAACACTTTCGTCCCGAAGTAATCGACGCGGCATCGCGGCAGTATCGCAATCTTGGCTTGCAGGAGACTCTGCTGCTGTTTGCCCGCTCAAACGGGTACAACGGCCGCGAACGAATTCACACTGGCAATCTGCGTGAAGTGCTCCAGGCTGCCTTTTCGACGAATACGTTGACGACATTGCTGTCGAGCACCGGAAACAAAATTTTGCTGGAAGGCTTCAATGCCATCCCGCAAACGTGGCGGCAAGTTGCCGCGATTCGAAATGTTTCCGATTTTAAGGCCGTGACTGCGTATCGCCTGACCGCTGATCTTGAATATGAGGAAGTTGGCCCGGCCGGTGAAATCAAACACGGAACCGTCGGCCAAGAGTCCTACAGCATCCAAGCAAAGACACATGCCAAGATGCTAACGTTGACTCGCCAGGACATCATCAACGATGACCTCGGCGCGTTTAACGATCTTAGAAATCGGTTTGCCATCGGCCAGGCTATCAAGCTGAACAAGGTGTTCTGGACTGCGTTTTTAGCCGCGAGCAATTCCGGGGCATTTTGGAGCGCGGAAAGAGGTAACTTAGTTACGGGCTCTCCGCTCGGAGAAGCCGGTCTGAATACCGCCGTCCAGGCATTCCGCGACATCAAAGGCCCCGATGGCAACATGATGTCACTCGATCCGAAATTTGTTCTTGTCCCATCGGCCCTCGAAGCGACGGCCCGAAAATGGTACTCGTCACAGGAAATGCGAGACACCACCGCAAGCACGAAGTTTGCGACGTCGAACATTTACCAAAATATGTTCGTCCCGATTGTCGTGCCCGAATTGGGCAACAGTTCGTATACGGGATACTCGCCTACGTCTTGGCACTTGCTGGCTGACCCCCGCGTGTTGGCGTGTGCGGTAGTGTGTTTCCTCAATGGCCAGGAATCCCCGACGATCGAATCGGCCGAAGCCGACTTTGACGTCCTTGGCGTTCAGTTCCGTGGCTACCATGACTTTGGCGCGAGCATGAGTGAATATCGCGCCAGCGTAAAAGCTACCGCGTAATGAAATCACAATGCCGAATACCAATGTGATGGTTTCGGCCTAATTAACGAACTCGCTGAAAGGATACGAAAATGGCCCAAACGCCCTGCTTGCTTTACCAGACTGGCGACAACATCGACTATACGCCGACTTCCGCCGTTGCCGCTGGTGATGTTGTCGTTCTCGGAACGATTCCGACTGTCGCCCCACATTCTATCGACGCGAATGCGAAGGGTGCGCTCTCTTTGGCTGGTGTGTGGAAGGTTCCGCAAAAAGCGGAGATCATCACCGCTGGCGACGACGTCTATTGGGATGCTTCCGGCAATCCCTACGGAGGAACCGCCGGCAGTGGCGCGGCGACCGGAACGTCATCGGTCTACTATATGGGAGTGTGTGCCGAAACTACGACGGCGACCGACACCTACGTTAAGCTGAAATTGAACGCCGCGAATCGCACGGCGACTGTCGGGGGCACGGTAACGGCTACCGGAATTTCCGGCGAAGATTCCAGCTTGGGTATCGCTGGATTGAACGCTGCCCAGGGCGGTGCCGTAGCGTTGACCGGCGGAACCTCATCGACGGCGGCCAATGCCGGCGGTGCGGTAACACTGGCCGGCGGCGTTCCGGGAGAAACTGGAGTCGGCGGTGCTGTTAGTGTGACCGGCGGTATCGGCGGTTCGACCTCCGGCGCTGGTGGTGCAGCCACCATAGCTGGCGGTGTCGGAACCAATGGCGACGCCAACGGCGGTACGGTATCGGTTTTGGGTGGAAATGCGAATGGTTCCGGGACCGATGGCGTGGCCAACATTGGGACCAGCAACACCTCGGCGGTTAATATCGCTGCGGCAAGCATTCCGGCAAACGTCGCCGGACCTCTCACGTTGAGCGTGGGCGCATCGACTGCCGCGGCTGGATCGACATACGCGGACGCTGGCGCTCTCCCCGCTGGAACAGCCACTGTTTATCCGACCACGGCTGCCGACGACGCAACCGGCGTAATTATTAACGCCGCTGACAAGGTCACTGGTCGAACGCTGCTCGTCGGTAACGGCGTCGCCAACAAGATACTGAAGGTTTACGGCCCGAGCGGAGCTGTCATTAACGGCGGTTCGGCAAATGCGGCGTTTTCCTCAGCATCTGGCAAAGGCGTGATGATCACCTGTTTGTCGGGAGCCGGTAACACTTGGCTGGCCTGGTAAAACTATGCCGCTTCCCACGCTGCTCGAACGTGGTTTACACATGGCGGCCGGGGATATGCCCCGTGCCGCCGGTGTGACTGCTATCTATCGGCGTGGTGAAAGTCGGGTAGTTGTACGAGCCGTGATGCGACAGCCGGAATGTCCGATTGTTACCACCGACGATTTTATGATTACGTGGCTCGATCAGGATTGGATGATAGCGGCCGACGAATTGATTGTTGGCGGATCGTTGATACAGCCGCAACGTGGCGACAAGATCGAAACAACAACGGGAATCACCTACGAGGTATTGCCACGAGGACAACAGGCGTGTTTTAAGCCGATTGGGATGCCGATTGTGATGTATCGAATATCGACCAGAAAGACCCCGTGACCGCCGCCATTATAACACTCGCTGAAGCGGTTGTGACAGACCTGAACGCGCAAGAGTTTTCGGTTGATATCGCGGCAGAATTTGCTTACGTGCCAAGGTTTGATAGGACAGGTTTGGCCGAGTGGAGCGTGTTGGTAGTTCCAAAGACAGATACCCGAGCGATTATTGCTGCCTGGCGGGATTCTTTGGAATTGACTATAGACATCGGCATTTATAGAATACTGTCGGCGGCGATTGCTGACGAAAAGAAAAATGTTGACGAGGCTTTGGCACTTGCCGAAGAAATCAAGGAATATTTGTCTGGTCTACGACCAACAGATTTTTCGGCGGCCGCATGCGTGTCCATAGCAAACGACCCGATCTATAGTGTTTCCGACCTGGAAACCGGCCGCGTGTTCCTGACGGTGGTGTCGCCCACATTCCGTATGACGAGGGCGGTTCGATGATTGGCATGAAAATGACGGACATGAAGGCCAGTTTTTTTGACAAGCCGAAAATTGTCAATTCGATGAACGCCGCAACGCGGCGGGTGCTATCGAAATTTGGCGCGTACGTGCGAACTGGGGCAAGGTCGAGCATCCGCAAGCGGAAACGTTCGTCCGCTCCGGGCTCTCCGCCAAGCAGTCATGCGGGCTTGCTAAAGCAATTCATCTACTTTGCGTATGATCCGTCAGCGCAAAACGTGGTCATCGGTCCGACGAGACTGAACGGCAAAGCGGGCGAGGCGCCGGAGTCGCTTGAATACGGTGGCGAGACGACCATTGAACGCTTTCGCCGTGGTAAACGGACTGTTAAGCGTGTCTCGATAGAACCGCGGCCGTTCATGCACCCGGCCTTTGAGAAAGAAAAAACTAAACTGCCCGCGATGTGGGCAAACAGCCTTAAATAACAGGAGAAAAAACATGCCGGACACGCCTACTCGTATGGGTTTTGAGGGACAGATTTTCCGCGGCACGGCCGGAACAACTGCGTCAACGCAAATGACGTCCGCCACCGATGTATCCATCGACATCACACGGGAAACTGCGAAGACCACCAAGCGTGGCAATGGCACCTCGGTGCCAATGACCACCGAACGAGTCGTTGCGATCACTCACCAGATCACCTTTTCGCTATTAAACGTGCATGGAGAGTCGCACTTAGCGGCGTTGATCGCCGCGGCCTCTGCGGGGACACCGATCTCGCTGCGGCTGAAGGATTACGCGGCTGGCAAGGGCTTCGATGGTGACGTTACCCTCGACTGCAAGGACTCTATGAATCTCGCCGGCGAGCAGACAAAGGAATTCACGGCGTCTCCAACTGACGAAAAAGGTCGCCTGCCGCAGTCGTACGTGTAGTCGAACGGCGACCGACAATTCCGCATTTTCCAGAACCATTCAACGAAAGGCAACACAATGGCCACAGGCACACTTTCAATTGTGGCGTCGGTCGGCGGCCGCACGCTGCAAAAAACAATCTCTGAGGAGTTTGACCATCCGAACACTTACGAAGAAATACCGTTGGCTGGCGGCCAGGCCGTGACGAGCTGGGTCAAAACGGACGCGGACACGGCCGAATGCGTTTTGTCGGACGACCACGGATATTCGTCGGGAAAATTCGACGTGTTTTGGACCGGCGGCATGCGGTACGACGTCGACGGAACGGTGACTGTCAACGCGTTGGCGCTGGACAGCGGCAGCGGCGACGATTTTCCCGCATCAGCTTCGGAGGACGTCGTCGTCTGCCCTCACCAGCAGATCAATACGGCAATCGATGGCGACGAGATTCAACTGCTGGTCATCAATTCGACGACCCGCGCTCATTTGCATTTTGAGGACTCAGGCGGATCGACCGTCAAGGACCTCGAGCTATCGAGCGACTCGCCATTCACCTGGTCCACGTCGAGCAGCGACAACGACAACAGCCCGTTGACGGGCAATCCGATTACGGTGTGCTACGCCAGTTGCGGCGCGACGACCGCCGGCGTGCTCGACATCCTCAGCGGCGAGGACGCCACCCCATGACGTCGTTTTTCAAAGACAAAAACGGATTGGAATGGAAACTTGCCATCACACTCGACTCGGTCGAGCAGTTGCGCGACTCGCTCGACGTCGACCTGCTGGACTCCACGGGGCGGGTGTTCGAGCGACTCGCAGACGACGTGTTTTTGTTAGGTCGCACGCTGTGGCGGCTCTGCGAAAAGCAGGCGGGCGAGAGGTCGATTAGCCCCGACGAGTTTTCGGCGGCCGTTTGCGGCGATCCGCTGGATGGCGCGTTGGCCGCGTTGACCGAGGGCGTGGCAAATTTTTTCCCGAGCCGGCGGAGATTGTTGCTGCAGCGCGCGGCAGCGGCGCAAACCAGCATCCGCCAGAAGGCCGAGACGCTGGCGATGGAAAAACTGGCCGATCCGGAGGTGGAGAATCAACTGGTCGAGGCGATGGAAAAGCGGATGCTGGCGGACATGCAGGACATTTTGACCCGGTTGCGTTCTGCTGGGAGCTAGCCGGCCAGATTCCGATCGACCCTCGGCCGCTGACGCTGCGTCAGATTTGGCGGATGGCCCGCGGCGCGTGGGACGTTCATTCTGCGTTGCTCGCGGCCTGGACCGGCGCGGCATACCATCCGCTGCGCGGCGGCAAACCGAGATCCAATGTGATTCCCTACGACCCGGCGATCCTCGAGGAAATCCACAACAGCGGAAAATTCAAGGTGTAAACCATGCCCGCAGCGTCAGACGTCAAAGCCGGACGAGCGTTTGTCGAACTGTACGTGAAAAACGCCGCGTTCCTCAAGGGTTTGCGGCAGGCGTCTGATCGGCTGAGAGCATTCGCAGCAGGGGTATCGACGCTCGGCCGCAATATGATGATGAGCGGCCTAGCTGGTGCTGCACCGTTCGCCGCTACGGTAGGCGCCGCCAGCACGGCGACCGAAACTCTCAACAAATTCAACGCTGTTTTTGGGTCGCAAGCCGAAGACACCGCAAAATGGCTCGAAAAACTCGCTCAAGACGCCGGCCGTTCGTCCGTAGAGTTGAAGGATTCGATTTCCAGCATTCAGGCTTTTTTGGTCGGGCTTGGCTTTGGCGGAAAGGAAGCGGCGGAGTTTTCACGCCGCCTGCAAGCTCTCGCCGTCGACATGGGCAGTTTTTATAACATCGCCGACGACGAGGCCGGGGCTCGAATTCTATCGGCACTATCCGGCAGCGCGGAGGTGCTCGATCGTTTCGGAATCAACATTCGCCAGGCAGCGCTCCAGGCCGAACTGGCAGCGATGGGAATCAATAAGGCCTGGTCGAATGTGACCGAGATAGACAAGGTGCAGGCGCGTATAAACGTCATTACGAAGGCGATGAGTCGCCAGGGCGCCATCGGAGACGCGATTAAGACAGCCGACAGCTTTGCAAATACCTGGAAGGCGTTGAAGGCGCGAATAACAGATAGTGCGGTGGCAATCGGCAATGCGTTGGTGCCGGTGCTGACGCCCATGGTCAAATCGCTTAAAACCGCCACGCAGGCCTTTGGCGAGTGGGCCAAACAGAACGAGACCACAATAAAGCGGGTCGCCGCCGGCATTGGAATCTACCTGGCGTTTGGGACCGCGCTCTTTACTATCGGGAAGGCGGCACAAGCAGCCGCTGCCGCAATGACGGCATTTCGCAGCTCGCTGTTATTCATCGGGGCGAACGGTGTAGTGCTGTCTGGAGGTCTATCCCTGCTGATTCCAGCAATTGTCGCCGCGGGAATAGCGTTTGCAAATGCCGAGATGAAAGGAATCAGTTTTGGCGAATCGATTTTAGATTTGACCCACAGGCTGACAGGCTTGAAGACCGCCGCAACGGAACTTGCTGCCGTGCAGGCCGGTGAAAGGGCATGGACAGCGCCCTACGCGAAGTTTGACGAGGCATTTCAAAAAAACGATTCTGCGGGAACCGCCGCTGCTATTCAGGAAATGACCGATCGCGTCGCGCGGCTTCGCGTAGAACTCGATCGGCTTAAAGCTGAAAACTCGCAGGCAAACGATCAGTTCAATTTGGCGGCCGGCCTGAAACGCCGCAACAGGAACTTCAATGCGATGTTTTTCGTTCGGACACCGGACCCGGCACAGGAAAAGCGAGACGCTGAAATCAAGGCCACCGAACAGAAGCTTCGTGCGGCCGAGCAGTTGCTTCAAAGATATCAAAGGAAGCAATTCGCCGCCGTTGTCAGCGGCGCGATTTCCTCCGCTCTCGACGCAGTCCGCAAAGGCGTCGACGCCGCCGGGGCCGGCGTGTCGGCGAGCACAAAATACGTCGAGGGATTTGTCTCGGCAGTTGCATCGAGGGCACGCATGGCGGCCGATGCCATGCGCGATCTTTTGCGAATTCGCGCGGAGGGCATCGTCGATCCGCAGGCCCGCGAAGAGGCGCTGACTAATCTGGATTTCGATCGGAGGGCAGAGGAGATTAAGCGGGCGATCGCCGAAGGCAAGGCCGGCAGCGAGGCGCTCGTAATGAACGAGACGGGCCGGCAAGAAACGTTAAAGCAAATTCGCCGCCGATACGCTGAAGAGGCCGCGGCGCGAGAAAGGCAGATCGCCGACGACACTGCGGCATATCGGGTAGAGGCAACGAAGCAAGGGCTGGAACGAGAGCTCGAATTGATGACGATCCGCCAAAAGGCAGAACTCGACGAGGCTAAGAAAAAAGGCTACAACACGAAATCGCTTGAGGCCAAACAAGCCGCCGAGCGTAAAGCGCTGATTGCCAATTCAAATCAAGACATCTCCGACGAGACGGAACGCTTACAGATTGAAACAACCAAAAGCGGCGTCGATAGGGACTTGGCTTTGTTGGACATGAAGCAAAAACGAGAAATGAAGGATGCTGCGGCGGCTGGCCTTAACACTGAAGCCCTGGCAAAAAAACAACAATTGGAGCGGGCGGCCTTGTTGATGCAGTCCGCACAGCGGAATAACGGAGTGAGCTTTTCGCTCGGTGCGCTGTCTGATCAAACC